AATTTGTAGTAGATAAACTTGCAGCTTGGCAGTTTGAAGAAAGTATTGATTTTAATTGTACATCTGTTTCAACTGATTCCAAAGACCCTGAGATTACAAAAGTTAAACCCAATAGGTCTGCTGAAATTGAAGTCGACCTGTACGAAATCCACAAACAAAACAAAATGGATATTAAGCTCTTGCAATCAGCGGTAGAATCAAATATATCGGGTGGAATTGCATTTAAGTTAAAGTATGATGAGACCGGAAAGTATCCACGAATACTTATCCGCAACAGAATTGAAACTTTTGTCATTACTGAATTTGATGACTATGAAAATGTAATAAGAGTTCACTTTATAGCATTTCAAGATGATAAGACAATCTGGAAGCAAACTTATGATTTGGTTCAATTAGAGCAAGTAACCGCAAAGGGTAAAGTAATTAAATTGCCACCAGTTTGTTATATATCTGAAATGTTATTTGACGTTAAAGATATTAAGACACCTAAAGAAATTATTATTGAATATCAGCCTTTAGGCATAAACGGTAAGTGGCTTAACTTCCTGCCAGTTTACATTATATCTAACTTAGCGCAGTTAGGTGAGATATGGGGGCCTTCTGAATTAAGGGATTTAATTCCTATTATTGATGAGATAAACAAAAAGTATTCTGACCTATCGGATTCACTTAAATTCGATATGTTTGCAATTACAGTTTTTATTAATGCTAAAATTCCTAAAGGTGCAGATGGCAAACCAAAACTTAAGGGTAAGGCAGGCGCAGCGTGGGACATTACAGGAATATCCTTAACCGATAATGTGCGACCTGAAGTCTTTAAACTTGCCACTACTTTTGCCTATATTGAACCCTTGAAGTATCACATAGAAAGTTTAGTATCGGCAATATTTAAGTTTTCAGAATGTATTGATATATCACCACAAACAATTGAAAGCCTTCCTGCATTGTCAGGTATTGCCTTAAAGCTTTTATTTACTGCAATCATATCAAAGACTAATCGTAAAAATACAGTGTGGAAGACAAAGCTTGCTGAAATATATATGGGAACTTTAAAGATTAAACAGATTTATGAAGGTTATGATATACCGGAAGATTTAAACATTGAGATAATAACACATATTCCAATGCCGGCAAACGAGCTGGAAGAGATACAAGTTATAACACAGAAGATTGCAGATGGACTAATTAGTATAACAACAGCAATGAATGAAATAGGAATTGAAGACCCTGAAGTTGAAATTGCTAAAATCTTAGCAGAGAAATTGCAGTTTGATAAGACTTTGAATTTAGAACCACTTAAAAAAGAGCCTGAAGAAGAATGAGTAATGAATATGCAAAGTATCTGGCAAAACATAGAGTAGATTTTATTAAGCTAACTGATAAGCAAAATAGGGAACTTGCAAAACTTTATATTCAGGCAGCAGCAGAAATTAAAGAGCGTGCAGAGCTTATAATTAAAAAAGATGGATTAACTTACGCAGCTGCTAAGATAAGAATAAAATCCCTGTTGATTGAAGCAAGCCGGCTCTCCGATGGCTTTAAGGGCATACTTGATAAGAGCTTGATTGACTCCGCAAATTTAGGCAAGGAAGTAAATGCTCTAATTATGAAGTCTTACCAGGAAAGTCTTGCCAATGAAGGAATCAAACTTAACCTGACCAAAATTTTAAGCAAGGTTTCAAACAATGCAATCAAGGCAGTTTATAACCGGATATGGACTGACGGCTTAAAATTATCCGATAGAATCTGGTTACTTGATAGGCGCACAAAGCAGGAAATTGAACGAATAATTTTACAAAATATTATATCGGGAGGGGCAGCTTCGGATAAGGTAACTATTTCTGCCCTTGATAATTTGCTTAATCCTGGATTAAAAAAAGCTAAATTAACAGCACTTCATGGTAGACGTGTCGGATATGAATCATCAAGATTATTAAGAACATCTATGTCAGAGGCTTTTAATGAGGGTGATAGACTGTCAAGCATTGCAAATCCTGGTATTACTGGTCAAGTATGGTTAGCTAATCCTGGTTGTTGTGATATATGTAGCGGAAATAATGGGGAATATGTTGAAGATGTTGGTTATCCCCCAGCACATCCAAATTGTATGTGTACTACTATAAATATGGTAATGAGTGTAGATAATTTTACAAATAGTTGGATAGACTTTATGGATAATCCCGACAAATATCCACAGTATCAAGATTGGTTAATTAATGTTTATAAGGCAGCATAATGAAACTACTTAAGAAAGTAAAGACTAAATATAAATTTATATGTCCTCTATTTAGAATAAAAGTTTATTTAATTTTGGGAGATAAAAAACAGTTGAAATCTATAACCGAAAATTGGGAAGAAAATCATTATAATGCAGAAACTCATGTACTTTATGATGACAAATCTATTACCAAAGGATTTCTTGTATGGTTAAAAGAAAAAGATGATTATTATGGAATGGTGCATGAAACAGTACATCTCGTTAAAAGAATATTTGAGGCAATGCAGATACCTTTTAATGAGGATAACCACGAAATAATCGCCTATTATCAGAATTACTGGGTAAGAAAATTTTGGGATAAAATGTGTAAATTTGTAAAGGATTAATGATAAAAGGAAAATTAAATGATAATTTTTATTGGTTTCAGTGTCCTAAATGTAAAAATCGTGGACGCATTGATAAGGAACAAGCTGAAGGTAAAGTTTCCATTTTATGTGAGAATTGTGGATACCACGAAACTAAAAACTGGTTAAAGGAATAAATGAAACTAATAGATGATTTTATACCTAATAGTGAATATACAAAAAAAGTTTTTATGAGGATCGGCAATAAGGTTTACTCCAAGAAAGTTGAAGACAAGTTTTATAAATTACTTAAGAAATTTAAGAACGCAACTAAAGCTAAGAAGTTTTTTAATAATTTTATATTAAGTATGAGTTTAACAAAAATGGGAAAATTTTATTTATCAAGTAGGTAATATTATGCCTTTTAAAAGTAAAGCACAACAAAAATTTATGTTTGCAAGAATGCCAAAGATAGCTAAACGTTGGGCTAAGCATACTAAAAATATTAAATCTTTGCCTAAAAAAGTAAGGAAGAAAAAGAAAAGATAATTTGATATAATAAAACTATGGAATTAGATTTACAAAATAAAAAAACAGCAGAATTTGCATTATCACAGTTATTTGAAAACTGGAAAAGTAAAGACTTCAAAAAGTTAAATAAATATGTCCAAAAAACATGGTTACTTAATGGTGATAAAGAAGAATTTAAAAGAATGTTTGGCATGTTTGACTTAGTGGACTTCTATATTTATGATAAGGAAGTTATAACAGATTGTAGGCATGAGATAGATTTTAGAGCCGATGTAGTTTTTCAAAATAAAAAAATGAGTATGTATGGCAAAGCTAATACAATTTGTGAAAAAGCATTACGTACTCCAAGTCCTGATGGTAAATGGGGAGTTAATCCTATTAGTCTATTAAGGTGGGTAAAACAAAAATAATTAAATAAGTTTATAAAATTTAATAAAGCAATATTGAGAGCTTCAAGTTTGAGGCTCTTTTTTATTGCAGAAACAAGGAGTAATAAAATGGTTGAGAAAATAGTTACTACCGATGTGGTAACAGACGTAAAGGTTGATGATGAACCAAAGACATTTAGTCCTGAATATGTGAAGGAACTTAGAGAAGAATCCAAAAAACATAGACAGGAAAAGGCAACTCTGAAAAAAGAATATGAAGATACCGTTGCAAAACTATCAGCACTTGAAAGTGAAAAACTGACTGATAGTGAAAAGAAGGACAAAAAGGTTAAGGAACTTGAAGGCGAACTTTTAAGTTTAAAAGACCAGATTAAAGAAAAGGAAATCAATAACTTAATTTTACAGGCAATAAGTGGCAAGAATATTGTTGATATTGAAACTGCGATGTTACTTATCAAAAAAGAACTTGCTAGCGAGGTTGATCCTGATAGCAAGGTAGTGGATAAAGTTATTGAGGCTGTAATTAAAGCAAAACCTTTTCTTATTGGTGAACCCGGTAAAAGTCCTGGCGATGGTAATTTTCCTAAGAAAGAAGGAGAGCTTGCTAAAACCACAGACGAAATGTTTGGGGATTTTTTACACAAGAAATAAAGAGAGGAAAATAAAATGAGTAGACCAGATATAAAAAGTAGTTTAACCGATTCTGCTGGTGGATATACAGTACCAGAACCACTAGCAACCAGTATGTTTGAAAATATAGCCAATGCATCGGCTATAATTCCATTCCTAACCAAATTGCCCATGACAAGTGCAACATTAAGAATGAACGCTTTAGATGATGATGTTGTATGGACATGGGTAGATGGTGAAGGTGGATCAAAGACAACCAGCAATGAATCACATAGGCAGATAACTTTAACTGCTTATGAAATTGCAATCATAGTAAAGATAACCGATATACTGCTTGAAGATGCTAATATTGCATTCGATGCTTTGATAAGAAAAGAAATCGAAACGCAATTACTAGCAGCACTTGAACAGTCTTATTTAGGTTATTTTGCAGGAACTCCATTCGCACAGACAATTTCAGGAAGTTGTCCTGTAGCCAATACCGTTGCTTTAGGTACTTATGCAGATGTTATCGCTGATGCTTCACAAATATTAAACAGACTTGAAGCTAATGGGTTCACAGATAATATTGCATTTGCAACACATCCTACAGTAAAGGCTACATTTAGAGATTTAAGAGACTTGAATGGTAGACCAATATTTGAACCTGGTAATGCTAAAGAACCTGGGACATTATTTGGTTATCCAATTAGGTTCTCAAGAAATTTCCAGCAAACAGGTTCACCTGCCGGCTATGAATTAATCGTAGCTGATTGGAGTTATCTCTTTGACGGTGTCAGAAATTCAATGAATTTGGATAAGGCCACAACTGGAACAGTAGGGGACGATAATCTGTTTGTAGAAAATAAAACAGCAATCAGAGCTTCAATAAGACGTGGATTTGCTATAAGAGACGTAAACG